GGTGACGGAGATTACCGAGTACCGCGACGGACTGGTCATGTTGTCAGATCAACCGGACCCCATCCGTTGCCCCACCTGCCACGAGCTGCGCCCAGACATGTCGATGCCGTGCGAATGGTGCGGTGAAGTCGAGTGAAGATAGTCCCTGATCGTCCGTATTACTGCGACCAATTGGCGATAGATGACCCCGATGGCGTCATACGAGGTATATTCGTTGGTGGCTGTGTCCACGAGCGCAATTCATGGTCTATATGGGAAGGCGCTCGAAGCCACGCCCACAACTACCGCAGAAACGAGTGGTTCGGATGGATTTGCATACTTCGTCCCGACGAGGTATTGACCCAGACCGGAGAAATGACTGCGACGCTCGCGCATGGGATCGCTCACCTCCTCTGCCCCGACCAATATCACTCGGCGAAGTGGAAAAGGACGATATCGAAGATGGGATACCCGTCTGAGATACTCAAGTCGGGCCTAAAGCCCCTACGGGACGGAAACTGAGCCACTACGTCCGTAGAATTGCAGCGTGCTGATACCTGACGTTCGCAAACAACTCGTAAAATGGGCGTTGTGGGCGGTCAATGACCAGAATCTACATGACGACTGGCACTATCAGGAATCGCGGCCCTTCCATTTGGTCAATTTTCCCCCGTTCATCTTCGATTGTTCAGGGGCGGTGACGTGGATCTACTGGAAGGCTGGCGCACAAGACCCTAACCGTCTGAACTTCTCGGGCTACGGAAACACCGATTCTCTCTACGCCCGCGGCAGGCACATCACCAAATCTCAGGCGAAGGCCGGTGACGTTATCATCCTTGGCCTTGACCCCACGATCCACGCCGTCTTGATCGTGCAAGCGGGTCCGGACCCCCTTTGCTTTAGCCACGGGGAGCCTGGTAACCCCGTACTGGTACGACTTTCCGTACTAGAGAGTATCGGCACCCCCACATTACTGCGATTCTCTACCTTAAATCGTCGGTTGGTCAAATTCAGGTTCTCTCGTCGTGCGAAGGTCTAGAAGATGTCTGATTGGCGCGTCGATGACGGAACGCTACTGGCCGGAATCGTGGCGTTCATCACTGGTATTGGCGTCCCAGTCACTCGCAAGGCGAGAAAGGCCGCCAGAGAGCGCAGAATGGACCGTCTGTACGAAAGCGGCGTCAAAGGTGTCCCAGGTCTCATCCCTGAAGTTCTGCCCGCCAAAGAGCGCACAGCCATGTTAGAACGAGACCTGAAGCAAGCGAAGAGAGATATCGGGGAGATCAAGACCCAGGTTATTTCGCTAGTAGAAGGCCAGGACGAGATTAAAGCGACACTAAAACTACTGTTCCCCAACGGGAAGAACACGAATAACCCAGGCGATCTGCTCGCACGGCAGGCAATTCAGAACGGGACGTGGTTGGAGGAAGATGAACCTCATTCATAACGCGTACTTCCATTTCTGGCATTGGCTCTTTCAGATGGTTCAACTCAACAACTGGTTTGGCAACATCGTCGCTGGCGTCGTCGGGTGGATGGCGGCTCGTGACAGGTACCGAAGTTTCCACGAAAAGCTGAACGAACCGCTGCACGCCAAGTTGGACCACGCGCACGAGTTGATAGACCACATCATCACCCATCACCCCGACATACCGGACTTCAAGAAATGACGCGCGGGCACATGTTCTCCGGAGGGGTTCTGCTAGGGGTGTTGCTCGGACTTATCGTTTTCCACCACTAGACAGAAAAGGACACCATGACTGATCGAATCGCCGGACGGCTGGGCGGCGTAAAGGAATCGCACGCACCCGACGGCCTGAAGTTGCACAATCTTCGCAAGGGTATTCGCACCACCGTCCTTCCCGCCGCTGCGGATGTTTCTGGGGGTATCACCGACTGGGGGATGCTCGGAAATGACACCTACGGTGACTGCGGACCCGCTGCCACCGAACATCTTCGTATGGCCAAGGCGGTCATTTCAGTAGAGAACGGCGTGCCCGTCTACGCCAAGGGATTCCGCCCGCCGCACACGGCGTACACCGAGTCACTTTATTTCGCCTACGGACGTGCGCAGGGGGAGCCAGGACGAAAGCCAGACCAGGGGGTCGGCAACATCACGTGGCTGACGTGGCTCTACCAGCAGTCCAAACTAAACCCAGGTGACGACGTAGTGGCGTTCGCGGAGGTCGACAAGAGCCAGGGGGTCGACGCCATCCGTCAGGCAATGATCGACTTCCACGGGTGCCTCGTCGCGGTCAGGCTGAACCAGGACGCACAGGCCCAATTCCAGAACAAGGTTCCGTGGAGCGTTTCCTCGACCGACCCCGTCACAATGGACGGTCACGACATCGCACTTGTGGCGTACGGTGCCGCACCGGCGCAGGTAACGGAGTTCTCAAACCTCACCAACGTCCAGGACTGGTTCGTGACGTGGGGTGACCTTCAGCCAGCGACGGTTGATTGGGATTCCGACTGCATCCAGGATGTGTGGGTCTTCATGACTAGGGAAGACGCCGAGCGTGCCGGTTACGATTTCGATGCGGCGATAGCCGAGATCGAGAAACTCCCATTCGCGCAGGTTCCGGTACAGGGTTCCCCCATCGCCGACGATCTGTGGCACCGAATAGAGGACGGGATCGAATCTGTGCCCGAGCACATCAGCCATTTCGTCAAGACTCTTCACAAAGTCGGTGACCTGGCGTTGGAGCGTGCATCCGTGGAAGAGATCACACGGTTGATAGAACTCGCGCTGAAGGACTACACCCACGGGGCGTTATGAAACCAGGAGCCATCGGGTTCGCCCGCACCCGAGGGATCATGGGAAAGTTGATACGGCTAGGCTCATGGTTGCGATTCCGTCGCGACGAGTGGAACCACTGCTTCATCGTCTCTGACGAGGTGGACTCGGACGGCCACCCCTTGGTAATCCAGGCAACCCTACGGGGGGTCACTGGCACGGCGCGTCTTGATTCCGTGGCTCCTGGCGGTCAGTACGTCACTATGGCGATGCCGTCCTACATCCGGCTCGACGACGTGGTCCGCTTTGCCAAGGCTCAGGTCGGAGACCCCTACGGTCTGGGTACGATTCTCGCCATCGCGGTCGATGTGGTGACGTGGAATTGGTTCCCGTCCTTTCGGGGATCTAGAAAGAATTCGTGGGTGTGCTCGGGTCTTTCATGTGAATCACTGCGTTTTGGCGGGTGGTTTCACAACTGGACTGGTATCTACACGATCTTTCCTCAGCAGGCGTACGACGCCCTGATGTCCGATGGTTGGTCGGTAGAGTTGAGTTCATGACCTTCGGATCAATCGTCACGGTTCCCAACATCACACAGGTAGGACTCGCCGAGCCGTACCTGTCCGTGGAGGAGTTCAAAGACGACCCCCTCGCCAACTCCCTCGATCTTTCGCAGCTCGTGGAGAACGGTGGCCGGGCGGCGCAGGATTCCGCCATATACCGAATGATTCTTCGTGCCTCGTCGAAGATCGACGCGCACACTTGTGGGCCAACGGGGACGCTCAACGCGACTCAAGTCACCAAACAGGGGCAATCCTTCGTCAATCGAGAGGGGTGCGTGACCGTAAACCCAGGAGAGCCACGGCTACTGGGCTGCACGGGGGTTGAGTGGGGCTACCAGATGGGGGCGTGGAGCCAGATACCTGTGGACGCCTACCACATGTGGGTCGAGGAGACCACAATCCGATTGAAGATAGGCGGGGGCGCGGGAACCGTTCAGTTCGCGGGCGTTGGTGATCTGTCGGCCCTGTTCCAGGGCAGAACGAGCGGAGAAAAGGTCTACGTCAATTACTCCTATCTGGCGGGTTGGCCGAATTCCTTTACATCGACTGGCTCGGCAGTTGCGGGAGGGGACACCCTGACGGTCGTCGACTCAACAGGGTTCATGTCCGGCATGCAGGTGACCATCTGGGACGGTTTTTCCACTGAGACCGACTACGTACTCTCCGTCTCGGGGAATACGATCACCCTCGTCAACCCCCTCGCCAATAACCACGGCCTTGGCGTGAACGTCACGACTATTCCGGCGTCGGTGAAACAGGCGTGCATCCACTTCATAATTGGAATGGTCAAATCCCGAGGGCAGGGGGGTCTAATGATCTCAAGTGACGGCTCAGCGGAGGCAGTATCTTCGAGGGCAGAGGCTACGGACGATGACGAGGCGATGGCCTACGATCTTCTGGATCAGTTCGTTGCCACGTGGGGCAGGTCGTGACCTTCACGTCGACGGTCTCGTCTATCTCGCCAGAGGACGACTTCTACCTCGTCGCCGGTCAGATACAGACCTATCTTCAGGGGCTGGCCAATAATCCCAATGGAATACCGTACCTTTCAAATGTCTTTCTCTACCCCGAGAAGGTGACGCCGGAGGGGGATTTCTTCCAAAGTCCAGGTATCGGGTTCGGAGGGTTCATCTACCTATGGTTCGGGGAAGCGACTGACGAGGTTATTGGACCAGCTGGTCCTACCGTGTCGGAGCGATGGCTCGAATACTCCCTGACCATGCGACTTATATTCAGATCAGTCGATGAGGACTCACAGGTGGTGGGCGCGGCCAACGAACAGTTCGTGTCGGGCGTCATCTCCGCCGTCCACCAATCGAGGAACGCAGGTTCTCCCCCCGCGGGCACAGGTGCAACCGTGAACGTGTTTCAGTGGGGGATGGGAGGACAGAACGGTGGACCCGACATACGCGTCACGAGGTACCTTCCAACCCAGGTGGATGGTCAACTGTCCGCAACTCAAGTGATTTCTACCATAGAGGTCCGCGTCACTCGAATCAACTACCTTTAACGGACACGACACGTAGCGAGAGTTTCAGTAACTTTGGCCATATGACAGTTACCTATATCGGTGATTCTGGACGTGTCTACTCGACAATTTCCGTCGGCGGGGAGACCCTTTCGCCAGTACCAGGGCAAAACTACAACATAGAGGACCCAGGCGATGGCCGCTGGATCAGCGCATCCACGTCCAACGCGGGAGTGACGACACCGCCGAAGAATGCCGAAAATCCCCCCGCAGACTCCTTAGAAGGGAATGAGAACTAATGGCTCTCGCGTACGCATCGAGGAATGGTTATCTAGCCCTCATCAAAGAGGTCACGTACGGGACGACCCCCGCATCAGGTACCGCTACCTTTATTCCCGTTGACGCGGATGTCGCTCTCGCACTGGGACAGAAGTTTCTTGCTAATGAGGCCCTCGTAGGGTCACCAGTCGCCACCATCGACCAGGTGCAAGGAGTCAGGTCGGACGATATCACCTTCAAGTGCGGCCTTTACGCGGATTCCTTCCCGCTGCTGATCGCCGCCGCATTGGGCGGGACAGACACGGTGACCGGCGTAGGTCCGTACACCCACGTGATCAAATTGCTGAACTCGGCCAGTACCGGCTCACAACCCCCTTCGTTCTCCGTCATGCTCTTCGACGGAGCGAACTACTGGACTATGGCCGGATGTCGCCTGGACACCATCGAGATACCCTTCGCATCAGACGGGGTTACCGACGCGACGGTGAAGTTCATCGGCAACCCTGCTACCTCGGCCACGTCGGCGCCCACGGTCTTTGCTACGCCATCGTGGAGTTCGGTCGTCATGATCCCAGGTTGGTCGGTTGCCGTGACGGTGGCGACCGTGTCGCTGGCCTACATCCAGTCAGGTTCGCTGCTTATCTCTCGTGGTACGACCGCCCTGTTCACAGAGGGGACTCAGACCGCGTACGTCAACTTCGCTGGGCCTATCAAAGTAACTGGAAAGATGACCGCCGTCGTTGCGACCCAGTCCGACCCTTGGACCGCCGCATCACCGGCTCAGGCTCTCACCCGCGACCCCGTGGCGACGGTTCTCACCTTCACGGACACGAACGACACGAACACCCCGACCATTTCGTTCACGATGACCAAGACTCAGTTCATGGAACCGAAGCGCACCCAAGGAAAGCTCTACACGGAAGTAGAGGCCAACTTCGAGGCCGTCTCGAACCCCACGGATGCATCGACTGGATTCTCTCCCATCGCGTCGACGACTATCAACAACACCTCGGCGGCGTACAACTAGACTTCCTGAGAAAGGAGGACTATGCAAAACGTCGTACTTTCCACGGGTCAAATCGCCGTCCTGCGTTCCGTTGACGAACTCACTGAGGGCCAGAGCCGTAAGATCGAGATAGCCCGCGCTCGAAGTGGCGCGGTTATACAGAAATTCCAAAAGCCCATCTATATCGACGCCAATGGTGAGGACACATTTGATGCCACCCCGTCACCCACTACTCGCGTTGGAGTCCCTACGTCGGCTCTCGACGAGGTGTCGGACGAGGATTGGGAGAGGATAAACGGGTTTTCCGATGTCCTCATCAATGAAATGACGGTATCCCTCGACGGCTCACCTGTAGTGAACCCGTCAGAACTCAAGAAGTCGGTATACGGTGCTCTTTCAGACGCCGTCTCGTCGCAATACGCCAGTAAGCAGGTTTCCGTGGATGGACCCGATGAGAAGGTCAACCCTTTAGCCGGAGCCGTCGAATCAACCGACTCTTCGTCGGTGAACCCGATCTAGAAGTTGTGTCGTACTGGCGAGAGTATGACTTTCGCAAACGGTTCGGCGGCTCTCATCAGGACTTTCTATCGCAACCCGTTGAGGTAACATTGTGGTTGATTGAGATAGATCGGGCGGCGAATGACCAGAATAGAAGTTAGCGGAATCAACAAGTTCGCTGACGAACTCGCGGGGAAGAGGCACGCCGTCGACCGAGCGGCCCGAAACATTGTGACGAAGGGTCGGCTCATCGTCGCCACCAAGGCGCGAAAGGTCTTTCGCCCGTACCCAGGGGGAAGGAAAATGGCCAAGAGCGGCAACACCTATTACGTCTTCGTCCCCCCGTTCAGTGCCACACCCCCGAAACCGACGAATAGGTCGGGACATCTTCAAGAATCCATCGCTGGGGGACCAGTAGTCAGAATGGGGCCAACCGCATGGGCGGGGATGGTTGGAACATCGGAAACGTACGCCAGATATGTGGAGTTCGGAACCAAGTTCATGGCCAAAGAGCCTTTCTTGAAGACAGGTCTTCGCAACTCTCGCGGGGACCTTCAGGAACTCGCTGAAGCCGAGTGGGAAGAGGCGGTTCGCTGATGGCGTTTGGTTCACTGTCATCCGTTACGGCCACACTGATCGCCGACACCAGGGAATTTTCGGCAAAGATCGACGAGGCTCAGGCCAAAATGGAAGGTTTCGGGAAGACCTCCGAGACCGTTGGCCAGAAATTCACCAAGTTTGGCAACATGGCCGCGAATGCCGTCATCGGCGCGGGCGCGGCGATCGTAGGGTTTTCCGTCGATGAGGCGTTCAAGTTCCAAGAGGCGATGGACAGACTTCAAAACGCGACGGGAATGACGGATAAGCAGATCAAGGCTCTTGGCCAAACGATAATTCAGGTGTCCGACTTGACTGGTTCCTCTACGGCTGATCTCGCCACCTCTATGGCGAACATAGAGCAGGCGGGGATACGCGGGGCCAAGGCTACAGAACTCATGACCGTCGCCGCGAAGGCGGCACTCGCTACCAACACCAACGTTGTGGACGTGACTCACGCTCTCGTCGCCGCCCAGTCCCTTCAGATCGCCAAGGGAGAAGATATCGCCAATCTGACGGGGATACTTGTCGCTGGTTCACATGCCTACGTAGGTGGCCTCGATGCTGAAGTGTCGATGCTCCAAGGGAAGGTAGGTGTAGCCCTCGCCAACTACCACATCGGGCTGAAGACCTCCATCGAGCTTGGTTCAGTTTTCGCCAAGATTGGACTCCCCACTCGATCCATAACGTCGTTCATCAATGGGCTGGGGAAACTTGAAGCGCCCATGACCACTCTTTCCACCACATCGAAGGGTGTAACGGAGAAACTATCGACCTACTATCTCTCGCTAGAGCACGTGGGACTCAGTCAGGCGAAACTCGCATCTGACTTGCGGGTTGGCAATATCGCGGGGCTTTTGACCCAGATAAAGGACGCCGCTGCCGCATCGCATCAACCTCTGTCCGAACTGATGAACGTCGTCTTTGGGGCCACCGGAGGGGCCACCGGCTCATTACTCGCCAACTCCTCAGCGGCGATAAATCAGGTACAAAAGGCTCTCAACGGAGCGGGCGGGAACTCTCTCAACAAAGCGTTCGAGACGGCCTCGGAACAGTTCGGCAACAAACTGCACATCATAGAGAACAACCTGAAGAACTCCGCCGCGCAGTTCGGTCTCATTCTCATGCCCTACATCTCAGACGCGGCGACGTTCATAGAGAACGCGCTGACCAGCCTCGAAAAGCACCCCGTCGAGCGAAAGGCACTCGAAATCGACCTCGGGGTTACGGTGGCCG